ATGTTGTTTTTATGTGATTTTTCATTTTAATGATCTTGAATTAGTCAAATGCTTAGAAATTGAAATAATAATATTCTTTTCACGTTTCCAAAATTCCAGCGATCTGTAATCGTCCATTCCAAATATCCTATCGTTATCAAAAGATTCCCATTCTTTGCAATAATGGGCTTCACATCCTATTTTTATAATTGAGCCAAAAAATAAACAGTAATAATCTGAGCCTTGATAATATGAGAACTTTTTTGATTTTATTTTTAATCCTTCTTTCAAATCAGCTCCGTACAAATCAGCTCCGTACAAATTAGCTCCGTACAAATCAGCTCCGCTCAAATTAGCTCCGCACAAATTAGCTCCGCTCAAATTAGCTCCGCACAAATTAGCTCCGCACAAATTAGCTCCGCTCAAATCAGCTCTGTACAAATTAGCTCCGCTCAAATTAGCTCTGTACAAATCAGCTCCGCACAAATTAGCTCTGTACAAATCAGCTCCGCTCAAATTAGCTCTGCTCAAATTAGCTCTGTACAAATTAGCTCCGTACAAATTAGCTCTGCTCAAATCAGCTCTGTAACCTCGCTCTTTTCCTAAAACCCACATTTTATGGAGTTTTAAAATTTCTTTTAATTTATCTTTATCCATTTTTCATAATCTCCTTCCAATTTTATCCCACGGCCCCCGATTTACAGAGGACCGTGTGGAGAATTTTGGTTAAAATCCGCAAAAACCTGAATTACATGGAAGTGTTTCTCCCCCAGCCCATAATTCAAGTTGTAGATTATCCCTGTTTTCTTTTGCTTCTTTAATTTTCCTCATTGCTTCAGGCAATTTGTACTTCCCCTTATCAGCCAGTCCCCATTTGACAACCTCTTCTATCCCTATTGCTCCCATGTGGCGGTATGGTCTAAACATTACTCTCGGTTTATTGTTTCTTGTAAATCCCATTGATTTCTCAATCTCTGAAATATATTTGATTCTTTCCGGATATTCAGCCAGGCGAATAAAATCAGACCGGTTAGAACATACACAAGGGAAACATTCCATTGAGCTGTGTGGTAATATTTCCAATTCTGTTTGATTTATTAGCTCGTTCCTTTGTTCAGCAGTATAATCAACCAAAGGACAGTACAGATCCCTTCCCCCATGCCTTTCAGACTGCTCAATAAATGCAGGAGCATGTTTCCGGTTTTGACTCTCTTCCCTTCTTATTCCAGTATAGCAGTCCGCTTCTAATTCCGGATCTATTTCCAACATAAATTCTCTTGCTGGTCTGACTTTCAGCTCTTCAGTGCAAAATTGCATTTTACTTGCTGGCATTGGCCACCCTTTTTTTCTTCTTACGAGATTTTCCATGCCTTCAGAATCAATTATGCGGAATTCAAGTCCTTTTACTTGTGCATAAATCTTAACAAGATTCACTCTTTTATGCCAATCAGGATGGCTCCATCCCGTATTTGAATATAGTATAATATTTTTATCGGCAGGTTTATTGTTAATAACCCATTGCATAAGTGCCACTGAATCATTGCCACAACTTGAAAAAATAATATTCGTGTTCATAATCTCCTTTCAACTTTATCCCACGGCCCCCGATTTATAGAGGACCGCAGGGAGAATTTCGGTTAATTCAATTTTTTGATCAAGACTGATTCAGCATATTTCAAGACGGCTTGTTTTGCCAGAATGAAAATTTCTTTATAGTGCAGTTTATCTTCCATGCCTTGTTTTATGGTCTCATTCGCTACGTGCTCAGCCATTATCAGCATAAAAAGTTCCATTCTATCCAGTGTGTCCCTGAAGTCTGAGGGTACTTTTTCCTTATACTCGATCATCTTTAGCGCTGCATATTCCATTTTTGTGAGATTCCCATAATACCGGAATGAAGACTTTGAACCTTGATCCTCAGCATATTTGACAAATTCAGAAACGCACCCTGTAAATTCAAGTCTTGCAATTTTTCCATCTTTCCTAACTTGTTTCCAGTCTGAATCTAGGCTATTTAATAGCGTGGCTTCCATACTATTAAAAGCCTTGATGAAATCCATTTTCCATTGTAGCGCTTTTTTACCAGTAAAACCCATTGCGAGAATAGAAAATGAATTTCTGTTCATTTCATAACTTCTAAATTCCCTACCTCTGACTTTTCTTTTTGTTTCCCTGAAGATATAAACATCATTTTTCACTCCTACATTTTCACGAGTGAGATTGCCTATTTCTTCTTTCAATTTGTCGATTGATCTCAAAACTCTGTCATGAGGTTTTTTAAACTTACCAGCAATCAAAAAGCTATCTGTCAAAACATCGCCTTTTTTAATTTTAACTAAATCCAACATTTTATACCTCTTTATGAGTTTTGTGATTGTGTCTTTAATTTGATTCTACTGTTTGTATTTTGACCTGTCAAGTATTATTTTGAACTATTTCAAATACCCCTTAGTAACCTTCCTATGATTATCAAATAAATGCCGGACTGGAAAAACGGTTTCATTGTATTCAGCCTTTACCAGCTCCCTAAATAAAATCGATCCGATGTGACCCTTAGCTTCATAATAGAATTTCTGAGTTGCCAGATCAAAGTATTCGTTTATTTCTGGTTGGTTTTGTGTGTTCATTTATCCACCCATGCTCAAGATCAAAGAATTTTCCTTGTCTGATTCCCTCGACTGCTTCTTTTAATTGCTTTCTCATGCAGGTTTCTGGATCACCACGCCAGAAACCAGGATAGCCGGTATACGACCACAAAATGTTTCTTGTATAACATATATTTTCATTCGGAAAGTATTGGTTTACTATATCCCAGACTGTTTTCAATTCTACCAATGATTTATTATCCATCATCTTTTCCCCGCAAATTTATTAGGTTTCCAATTACGTTCTTTGACCGGTGGCTGTTGAAATTATGCTAGTGACGTTATATATTCAAATGCGTGTTTAAAGTCCCTCTCATCTCCTTCCATCTCGCAGCCAAAACATTTAAACCTTTGATTCTTTTCCGACACTGTGAAAGAGGGTGTTTTCTCTTCATGAAATGGACACAGCCCAATATAATTCTTTCCAGATTTTTCCAATTTTACATTCTTGCTAATTGTTTCAATGATTCCCATGTTTTCCCCTAATAATAAGGATTATTAATTCCACGAATGTCAATCCCGAACTGGATCAACATGTGTTTACTTAAACTTCTATAGTAAATATCGTCAGCCATTCCCTTGATGAAATATACTTGTTTTAGCGAACACATAACCCCGTCTCCAGTGTTCATTATCCAATTTTCAAACTCCCTTTCATAATCTTCACTCCCTCTGCATATTCCATCTTCTGATAATTCACAAGGCAGTTTATATTTTTTGTAAAATTCACTTCCTTTTATCCTGTATACTTTCCACCCTTCTGAATTTAGTTTCTCGTCCCTTTTTCTATCTTTTTCCTCATCATGCCAGTCTTTCCCGTCGCACTCTACCGCAATTTTTAGGTGTGGATTTGCAAAATCAAGAATAAAACCCATTGTCGGAAATTGTGGCAAAAGATTAACACCGTAGTATCTTATCAAATTCCAGCAACCGCCCTCGATTGGAGTAAACAACCTAGGCCAGTCCACAAAATATGGATCATACCCACAACCGGACGAATAAGCCTCAATTATATCTGGAAGATGCAAATCGTATATTTTTCTCAATTTTGTATAAATTCCCTTACCTGGCTCTAAAACATGAAAGTCCATCTTTCCGGATTTCATGTATTCAACCACTCCTTTAACACCGCCCATTTCCTCTATTATTTCACCTATATTTTTTGCTGTCATTTTAATCATTCCAATGAGGTTTACTGTTTGCGTTGATCGGAAGCGGTATGTCATGTTGACTCAGATTACTGAATTTTGTGTACATACCCTCGAATTTTAACTTGACCATTCCCGTCGGGCCGTTCCTGTGTTTTTTGATTAGTACCTCCGCAATCCCTCTATCAACCGTCTTTTTATTATATATTTCGTCACGGTAAATAAACATAATAATATCAGCGTCCTGCTCAATACTCCCGGACTCTCTGAGGTCAGACAACATCGGTCTTTTATCTGATCGTTCCTCACATTTTCGGCTTAACTGAGATAGCGCTATTACTGGAACATTCAAACTTTTAGCGAGTCTTTTCGTTCGCCTACTCATATCTGCAACTTCCTGCTCCCTTTGTTTTGTGCTCTTACCTTGAACCAATTGAAGGTAGTCAATAACAATAAGCCCCAATCCTTTTTCATGCCTTCTATTCAACGCTCTTGATTCGTGTTCTATCTGGTCCATTGTACTTGATTTTTCATCAAAATACACTGGTTTTTCTGATAGTTCTCCAGTTGACATTGCCAGTCTGTCGAAATCTTCCTGGTTGAGATTTCTGCCAGTTCTTATTTTTGTATTATCGACTTTTGAAGATGAGCTTAAAATTCTATCTCCATTCTGGTCGTTTGACATTTCCTGGGAGAATATTATTGTCGCTTTGTCTGTTTTATTTTTCTTATAGACGTTTTCAACGATATTCAAAGCTAACGCGCTTTTCCCCATCGAAGGCCTGGCAGCTATGAAAATTAGATCAGGTGCTATCAACCCGTTTATCAACTTGTCAATGTCTGCGAATCCTGTCGGTATCCCTGTTATTTGTTCCTTGCTGTTATATCTATCCTCTATATTATTTACGCACCTTGTAAGAACTTCCTTGATATGAACAGCGTTCTCTGTGATCTTTGACTCAGATATTTTAAGAATCTTTTCCTGTGCTATTGAAAGCACTTCGTTAACGTCTTGTCCTGGATCTCTGGCAAGTCTCGTAATTTGGCTGGACTCACTGATCAATTCTCTCATAAGAGCGTGGTCTATTATTAATTTTGCATAGTAGACAATATTACCCTCAATCGGTGCGTTTGCCTCAATCTCTGCTATGTATCCTATCCCGCCGGCCTCTTCAATTTTGCTATGTGATCTCAAATTATCAGTTACCGTCATTACATCTATGGGATAATCTTTTGAAAATAATTCACTGATTGACCTGTAAATACATTGGTGAGGTTCGCTGAAGAATGTCGATGTATCAACAATATTTATTATCTTTTCAATCTGAGAATTGTCTGAAATCATATAGCCTAGAATCGTTTGCTCCATGTCTGTATCTTGTGGAATTGATAACTCTTGATCGATTTGCATGTCTCCCTATTGGTTTATTAATGCTTGTGTTGCTTCATATTCTTCGTTCGCCGCTGACATCCCATCATCTTGATTCGTTCCAGTATTGTCAGCTTTACAAATAAAGTCTTTCCAAAAATTCTTTTTAAGAAATCTTTCAGCATCCTTTGGCAGTCCATTGCATTCAAGTGAATAATTCTCTGTTGCTATTTTTAGATCATCCCATTCTATCTTGAGTATCTTTTCAAACAAAGGAGATGCTAAACTTTTGCCTACTTTTCTGCCGTTTCTTTTTGGATAACTTTCAAACCATCTTTCAAAAGCAGGTGTATATATTTCTTTCTTTTTCCTTTCCTTTCCTTTCCTTTGTGTACTTTTGCCTTCAATTTCTGGATTAATGTCTACATTTAACGGATAAATGTTTACATTTACTTTGTCTAGGTTGTATAATTCTTTTACATCAATAATGGTGTATTCCTTTATAAACGTGACTTCCTTCCGCCTTTCGGTTGCTGAACAATAATTAGATTGTATTCTTGATGATGTTAGTATTTCGTACTTATCATAAAGTTTGTTATCAAAAAGACCCTTATCAATGCAATCATTAAGAATTAAAATATACTCATCTATTTTTATATTGTTCTCATCAGAAAATAGAATGTTGAAATTTTCGTCTATTTTGAGGTAATACCCACAATCCCTGTAAGTTTCTTCCAATAGTCTTAAATAAACCGCATACCCGATTAGGCCATGTTTTGCTTTAACCAATTTAATTTTTATATCCTGTAACATATCAACATCATGACTAAAATAGTCAATTCCTACTTTTGGTTTTCTTGACATTAATTTCCCTATGCTCATTTTTATGACATTCAATGCAAAGTGTAATGCCATTATTAATATCTGTTCTTAATTTTTTATGTGTTTTGTATGGCTTTATATGATGCGCATTTAATTCTGATCCTCTTTTTTGACAGTGCTGGCAAGTAAAATTATCTCTTTTGAAGACTGATTTCCTAAATGCCTTGTATTCAGGGCTGTTTCTTCTGTCTGTCTTCCCATTCTTTTCTCGCTTTAATTTAGCCTTGTATCTTTTTTCTGAATAGGCGTGAGGTATGCCATCTACTATCTCAGCCCAATGCGCATCTCCAAGAAAATACAAAAAACTTTTAGCATATTGAAACCCATCAATAATACCTATAATTAAAGCACACTCACCGCAATAATTCTTTTCCTCAACATCAATTCTCGGCCATGAGCAACACATTATTTCACCGCAATTGTCGCATTTAAACTCATACATTTTTTGCTGGTATCCGCCGTTATCAACTTCATATTCTCTATGCAACATATTATTTTATTTACCCATATATTTATTGATTCCCTTCTTTGAATCATCTGTGAGCGTAGCATATCCATTCAACTGATGACAAAAACCACCATAAGTCAACCCGGTTTGCTTCTCTATATATTTTCTGTGAAACCACCGCATTGATTGACCGTTATCTTTTAATTTTCTCCTGAATTCCTTAACCATCTTTTCCTTTTATTGGTTGTTAGTTCGTACCGTCTGCTTAGATGTTATCAGCAATAAATCAAACCTGTCAACTACAATTTCAACTTTCTCAGCATCTCAACATTACCAGTCTTCAGCGCCTCAATCTGATCATATGAACACCCCTCAAACGCCCCACCCGGAATAGGTGTTTCACCTCTCAGCTCTCTTTCAATCACAGCCGGATCGTAATAATGATGAAAATTATGGCCCTGGTACTTTTCTTTATTGTTCATGTAATATTCGGCCTGGTATTTCTTCTGACATTTCTTGCACCGTTTTCGATTTGACTGAGCTTGATTGGTGCATGATTCTGTTATACATTTTTTGTTTTTCATGTTAACCCCCATTGATCGGCCATTGCTCTGGCAATACCTGAGTAAAAAACACTCCTTAGCCTTTCCCTGTCTTTCCCCGGCGACATATAATGAACCCTATTCTGTTCTGATTTTGGTAGTTTTAACATTTCTTCCCTGACATTGTTTGTATGCTTTAACTTTCCCAAACCTTCCAGCCAAAAACATGTCGCTTTGCTTTCAAGATGCCCAAACTGCCAAGGCTGTACCAATTGGTCGTATTTACCACCGATCAATTGAACAGCGTATTTGTGCGGTATAGGGTTTTCAATGCATTTCTTTTTGATGTTTGCGTTCTTTAACTTGTTGAAAAATATTGCAGCTTCAAACAGTTTAGGCCAACGTTTTATATCAATATGTAAATGTTTTACACCCGAATTTGCCAAGTATTTACAAACAGGATGGGCAATCATCATATCCCATCCGTCGTCCAAGTGGTTTAAAACATCATCTTTAATATGCCATTCCGGATGCCCTCCAGAACAATTTATAATATCACAACTGTATGCCTCATGCCCTCTTTTTCTAAATTCGTTACAGACTACCTGGCTTTCTTCACAAGCTATTATTATC